AAAGAACACCACCTCTGATCTTATTATTTTTGAGGTCTATCATGGTTTTCTTACCTATCTTCGTCAGGGAACTTCGGATCTTGGGAAGCTGACCTAGCGTACTAGTGTCAACCTTCCTGTATCCGGAAAGAGACGAAACGAGATTCAACGCTGATTTATTAACTAGTGTTGCGTCCTCCTGCTCGTTTAGGGGGCCAAAAAGGCGTCTGCCGTGACCATCAACAAATGGTAATCTCCGGCAGCTGAGTTTTTTTAAAAGGTCCATATTATCCTGATCTATGTTGTTGAGGCCCGAAGGTCCTCCAACAACATTATCGGAATCACCACAGCACATGATGGCATGTGCTGTTGCAATTTGTTCGGAAGTAATATGATATTTATTTCGTGCACCAAAACGACTCGATAAACCAAGTCCTCCAAGGTCTTCATGAATAAAAAAGTTCATGTGGAAATCCTTTGGTTGGAAGAGTTGGGAAATTCTTTTCACGAGAATTCCTAATTGGATGTTTAGTCCATAGGAGCAACTACTCACGGTCTCCCATATTGCTTTCGCTGTATGGAGGTCCAGATAAGAGTCACTGCCCTTTTTGATGTTTGTACCTTTTGCCAAGGCAAGCCTAAGATAAGGAATTATCCTAGGAATCCTGCCTGGTAGAAGAAGAATAGTCCTCGAATTGATGGTGGCCAATCTCTTGGCCAACCGTGTCTTTGTACTATTAATCACGAGACCTATGTCAGAAGAGATACTCTCCTGGAAGGTCTTCTCGAGTAGTGTTACTACTCCGCAGCCGTCATCACCGTTAAGTGCAAGCACCAAGGGATGATGATAAAAGTTTCGCACCGACCTTATTCTCCCCGAAATCTTGTAGGATTCGAAGAATGTGAATAAGTTAGCAAAACAGAGAATCGGAAAGCTAAGGGCATGACCCATGAGCTGACCATTAGTTTGTTGAAAATCACCATGAGGATGTTCGATCCGATTAAGAATCGAATCATAGATGTAAAACATCTCTTCATTTGTGTAGCCCTTGTGCCGACGACCATCACTATTGTAATAGTCGAAGACAGTTTCAAGGAACAGAAATGTAACCTCTGGTGACAAGAAATCCGTTGCATTTGAGTAATCTACCGAAAGGTAATTCTCATCATCACGTATTTCAGGCGTAAACCGGGCAATGAGTTCTTTCTCCATGTCCGGCTGCATGGTCCCATAGGGACATGCCTTCCATAGAGCAAGAAGATCTTGCTGTAAGCGTCTACATAACGTAGATCTCCCCGCAGGCCCAACAGTAATTGTTCTAACTTTACCTGGTTCAGGTATTGTAACGACTTTCACCACTGATTTTTCGCCTTGACAAATACCCAGGATTTTAGTCCTCTGCATTTTGTCGACAGTAGTGATACTGCAACGATTAAGAAGTGTGATTGGATGGTCAATACTAACATAGTTTTTATTACCACCTTTCTTTCTGTTGTTTTGATAACAAGCTCCATACGTTGCAACGTAGGTTCCTTGATTATCGGCCGCCTTTGGCCCGAGATAGTCAAAGGAGGATTTGAAAAATAAATGCATTCTCCTCATGATCTCTTTCGAGGGATCCTGAGTAGAAGAAAGACAATGTTTATGTGTCTTGAGGGCATTGAATTCAACCTTCTCCGACTGTTCCGGCCAGTCTCTTTTACTTTCATACATCGACGTGCAGAATGATATCCACTTTGGTGACAAAGCGAACGCTTTTGCGCACTTCGAACGTATGAATTTCTGGATTCGACCTTTCATTAATAGAAATTTCTTATCCAAATCGTTCCCGTAAGCCCTGCAACTGATAAGTCTTAAGTCGTGTTTTAAAACACTCATAAGCGTGTCAGCCTTGGAGAGTATAATACAGTCAATGTAAAGCCGCGCGATCGAGGTATTCCATTTAATGGTATCCTTAATCTTGACGGTTTTAACAAAACACCGTAGTACATCCAATACAGGTCTCACATATTCATAAGCTATCTTTGAGTGAATTATCTTATCACTCTTAGACATAGTTTTTAAATCCGGAACACAATCCAGATTGGGACATCTCCCATGTGTTTTTTGTAACATGTGCTTGTTAGTTCTCAGGAAAAATACGTCACCACGAATGGTTGCGTTTTTTCTAGATTTTTGAGATTTCATTTTAAATATTT